TTTCAGCAGTAATTTCTTGTGCTAAAGCAGCCATGATTTCTGCTTCGATGTCAATACCTTGTTGGGCTTGTGCATCTTGAGCAGCTTCAAATGTCCAGCGAGCTGACAATTTACGTGTCTTCGCTTCAACAGTTTGTTTCAAGATTTGAATTGACATCTTCTTACCAGCGTTACCTTCTAGAGCGGCTGTTGCTGCTGCAGATGCTGCTGTTGTTGATGAACCAGCTGCGTTACCTGAGTAAGATGAAGCGATCTTGAATGGGCTGAATGCCTCTTCACCAGCTGTTACACCACCTGCGCTGTCCGCATAGCGAACACGTAGAGTGTGAATTTGACCAACTGGACCAGTCATTGGCTGTACACCAACCAATTCATTAGCAATGACCGTAGGCATTACACGTCTGATCACTGGAAGGATCACACGATTTAGTGTTGCAACGTTACCGGCAGAAGTAGCACCAGCAGTAGCACTCTCCGACAAATACTTGCGGGTATTTTCAAGAGTAGTAGCCATTACTGACTTGCGAGTTCCTTGAAGGCCTTCTAAAAGTGCCTCTTTGGTTTCCTGCCAGCGTGACTCGAGTAGTTCTGACATATTAGTTCTCCTTAAACTTTAAGTCCCGCGAGCTTGCGGATTGTAAAAATCTCAGCGGTCTTTTCCTCACCGCTGGTTTGTTGGGCCTGCTTGTTGCCTGTTATTACTGTGCCTTCTGTTAGTGCCTTCTTTTTAGGAGCCTCGCCGGCCAAAACGGCAGGCAAATACTTGTCAAATGAACCACGTAGTTTGTCTGTTGAAACGGATTCCAACAAATCACTCATAACTGTTTTCTTATCTCCAGTTAGTGGGTTCAACAATTCGCTCATAATTTCTTTACGTGTTGCTACATCTTTTGCAATGCGGATCTCACGATCCTTGCTTTCAACAATGCGAGTAGTTACATCGATTGCTTTTTGTGCTTCCTCTAGAGCAGCTTCTTTTTCTTTAACTACTTTTAATAGTTTAGAAGTTTCAGACTTCTCATTGAGTAGGCTTGAAGCATATTCGCTTGCGAATGATTCAAAAATTCTACGACCAAAGTCATTTTTGCGAGCTAGTTCAATGTCTTCTTTAAGCTGAGTCATTTCTGTTGTTAATTTGTTGATAACAACATTTTCAACTAGCTTAGAAGCTTTGTTAATAAACTGTGCTCTGACTGTATCAAATTTCGCTTTGCTTTCACGTACAAGTTTAACTTTTGTATCTACTAGGTCTTTCTTGTCAGTGTGGAATTCTGCGATTTCTTTAGCTAGGGCGCCTACAATGAAGCTCTCTAGTTTTGCGAAATTTTCAGACACTTTCTTGCGGTCTTCGTGTAGTTCTGAAAGTTCTGAAGCTAGATGTTGGAGAATAAACCCTTCCATCTTTTTAGCGTCATCTTTCATCTTTTTAGCATACTTGGCTTTGGCTTCAACTAATTGATTACGATCTTCTGCCAATTCAGCAAGTTCTGCTGTTAGGCGATCAGAAACCATTTTGTCGAGAGCTTCAACCATTACACCTTTATCGTGCTCATACTTCTGAGCAAACTCTTCACGTAGTTCCGCTGTAACTTGATCACGGTTTTCTTGAATTCTGCTTGACCAAGCGGATTCAATTTCCGATTTGATTTCTTCGGAAATCACATTGTTTTCAAATAGTTGTTTTACGATATCTAGCATGTGATTCTCCTACTGTTATTTGAGTCCCCTGATGATTTTCACCAGGCTCTCTGCTATGTATTTCTGTGCCTTTGGATCGCCTTGAACTTCCCTTGCTATATTAAATGCCTTGTTGCCACCTAACGTATTCATTAGATGCTCATAAACTGGTGTTGGGTATGCCCCAGGTGCGCTTGGTTGTGCTACAACGTCTACGGTAATAATTTCAAAGTCAGAAACTTTACCGCTTCCGTCTTCGGCAACGTTACCGGAACCCCTGCTTGATACGCCTAGTTTTACTCCTGACTCTAACATGGTTTGAACTAATTGTCCCATGGGAGTCGGCAATAATTTTAATTTTCCATATCCATTTGGACCTTCCATCCACATTTTTGTAATCATGTGGCTGACGCGATCCAAATTTATGCGTAGATCAGCAGGATGATCAACTTCTCCCAAACATGAGTAACCGCCTCCGATCTGTTCATTGATGGTTTTGACAGCCCTAGCAATTTCGGTGGATGGATAAATTCTCTGGTTTGCATTCTTAATGTCACCCTGTATACAGATGCCATTAAGATGCAGAGTCTTTTTATCCCCGTCTTCGGTGCTTTCAAGGACCAGACCAGCTTGGTCGAAACTCAAGTGTTCACTGAGATAGTTTTTCACCTAAGGGCTCCGATTACTTGCCGCGGAATAAACTGGCTGTGTTCGTACCAGTTTCACCTGCGCCTTTTTTCTCTGCGCCATGACCGGCAGCTACTTTGCTTTTAAAAGCACCTTTAGCTGCTGCTTTAGGATCGTTTACGCCGAGATCTTTTGTGTTTTTGCCTAATAGGCCGTTGTCTGAACCACCACCTTCACCGCCTTTAGCGATGTTAGCAGTTGTGCCGCCCATATCGTTTTTGCCTGCTACGATTGACTTAGTGTTAGCACCGTTGTCACCGCCTTTAGCAAATTTGTCGTATGTTGCGCCGCCAATTTTTTCTGTGTATTCACGTACTGTGGCTAGGTCTTGGATTTGGTCTACACCAGCGTCGATGCTGTCGCCCATGCCTTTAGGCATGCCCATGTCGCCCATGTCTGGACCGTCCATGTCGCCCATGTCGTCATGCTCTGGCTCATTAGCTTCGCCGTCCATGTATGAATCGAATGCTGCTTGTAGTTGTTGAATTTCTTGGCTTAGGTCTTGTACATCACCTTTAGTAGCAGGCTCGCTGTCGTCGCCTTCTTCTTCGCCTTCTTCTTCTTCGCCCTCTTCTTCTTCGCCTTCTTCTTCTTCACCGTCTTCTACATCGTTGATGAATTTACCTGTAGGGTCGCTGTCTTCTTCGTCGCCCTCTTCTACTTCTTCAAAATTCTCTTCAAGATCTTCGTCGTCTGATGATTCTTCGACTTCTTCGTCTGACGCTTCTTCAACTTCTTCGTCTGATGCTTCGTCGATTTCTGAATCAATTAAATTCTCGTAAATTTCTCTTGATTTTTCTACTACGTATTCGTGGAAAAGCTCTTCAGCTTTGGATTGTTCGTTGTTAAGCAAAGATTCTAACATCTCTGCAATTTTATTCTGGTCTGCCATGATTGATCCTCCTAAATTGGTTATACAGGCTGTCAAGTATATTTACTACTAATATTATTTTTCGGTATTAAATGGTAGTTTTTTGAAGATTTTTGTTCATTTAAATATCACATCAGGAAAATCTTCATTAATTTCCTCAAATGTTTGGTGTATTAGATTTTTAGTTATATTTCTAATATTATCAGGTATGAATGTATCTTTTTCTATAATTCTATGATATTTTATATTTTGGAATTCTCTAATTACTTTTTCTGTTTGATTAACCCAATTACCAAAATAAGTAGCCGGTTCTAAACTACGTTTGTAGTTAGGAGTATCAGCATAGACGTTGTTAAATTTACCGTCTAGCCCTTGGTAATCAAACCCAATAATATAGATATCATCATAACCATGACTGCTGGCTAACCATAACGCAGTTGGTCCTGAACTCCAACCTTTATGCGGATTAAAAAATCTAAATCCCTGTAGTTTTAATACACCTTTGTTAGGGTTAGTCCACACCTCGTGCCGCATCTGCCACTGTGTTTTTTCTATTTCTTTAATCATTTTTTCATCTACAGCAACAAGATAATCTGGTTCAAATTCTCTGTAGAGTGCGTTACAGCCGTATATTTTTCCAAACTTTCGCAGCTCAGATAAGTTTACACGTCGACGTGTAACTCCATTACCCAATACAAAAGCTATTTTTTTAGGCGGCAGGTTGTTCTTCAGCTGGTGGTTGTCCATACATTAACTGTATAAATTCTCGCTCAGCGGCCTGCTCAAATTGATGTGCTTCAGTTTGTTTTCGAAGCTGATTGATTTGACGCAATGTTAGACGTACTTTTCTTTTGTCTTTTTCTTTTACAACAGACGTATCCTTACGACCGTCGTAGCGTTTATCGTCGGT